AGGTCAGCATCGGTCGTGCGGCCGCCCTGAACGGCGGTGAAGATCGAGCCATTGCGCAGGGCGTTGTACTCGGTGCGCAGCGAGTTCCAGTCGTCCTGCGAACCGGTCACGCTCTGGCCGCGCGCGCGCATGTCAGCGAGTACACCAGTCGTCCAGCGCCCCTGCTGCTTGAGCGAGTCGATATTGCTCAGCGCCGATTGGATGCGATCGGCCTGCATGCCGTGCTGCACGCTGTCCATGGCGGAGTTGTTGACGATCTCCGCCGTGTTGCCGCGCATGTTCGGCACGTTTTGGGCGTAGTCGAGCTCGCGCAGCTTCAGTGCCACATTGGTGTGGAACTCCTGCTGTTGCAACCCGAACTGCGCCGCGCGGTTATCGATCTCGCTGCCTATGTTGCGCGTCTGGGCCTGCGTAAGGCCGAGATCCGCAACCGCCTGCGCGGGCGCAGTCGACGCTTTGGCCTGCGCGATCGTGGCATTTGCGTTCGCCTGCCCGACCGTAGCCGGTGTCGTCATGAACTTGCCGAACATCTCGGCGAACTCATTGGGCGGCAGTACCGACGACAGTGACGCACCCATCAAGCCGGTGGCAGCTTTTGGATCGTTCTGAATCTGAGTGAGCAACGTGTCGGCATGCTGCAACTTCTGCTGCACAGCCGGATCGTTCGTGTTCGGATTAGAGTTGACCAGCGCATCACGCTGCTCCTTCACGATGTTCGCAGCCAAGTCTGGGCGCCCGTTCAACATGGCCGAGTAAGCCTGCGCCATCGGCTGGATCACGGCTTGGCGCTGCGCGAGTTGGCTCATGTCGTACGAGCTGCTGATCGCGGCGTGCTGCTCCGGAAACATCGCGGTGAGCGCGGCGAAATTCGACGGCGTCGGGTTTTGCAGCACGTCGTGCAGCATCTGCGGGTAGGCCTGCTGGCGAGCCACCTGGAGGCCGGTGAGCGTCGACTGTGCCTGCGTCTGAGCCGCCTGCGCGTTCAGCAGGTTGGTCTGCGCGCCCGTGTTGGCGGCTTTGAGAAAGGAGCCAACCGGGTCGGGTTGGACTTGCAGCCCCGTGTAGTTCGCTGCCTGCGGCAGCGCGGACGAAATATCAGCCATGGCGTGCCTCAGTTGAACAGCGGGGTGTTGAATAGGCCCGTGGTCGAGCCATTTGTCGAGATGCCGCCCGCGTTCAGGTAAGCAGGCGCGGCAAAGGAGTAGGACGGGCTATTCGATGCGTTCATGTACTGGCCCAGTGCGCCCGACACACCGTTGATCGCACCGTTGATCGCATTGCCGGTGCCCAGAATGCCGCCGGCCAGCGCCGCCCCGTTCTGGCCGATGAGGTTGGTGATGTTGTTGCCGGTGCTCATGGCTGCATTGCCAGTGCCGGCGGCTGCGTTCGCTCCGACTGTCACGAGATTTCCCTGCTGCGTGACAGCATTGCCGAGGCCTGTCAGCAGCCCGGACTGCCCATTGAGAGACGTGCCCAGGTTGCCGATCTGCGTCTGCATCACGTTCGAGAGCACCTGGCCCGGTAGATAGCCCAGCGATGCAATCGTGTTGCCGCCACGCAGGCCGCCGGTCGCGCTCGCATTCGCGAGGATCGACTGCTGCCCGAGATCCATCGCGGTCGTATAGAGCGGGCTACTCTTCAGGCCGTTGATCGCAGTCTGCTGAGCGTCCGTTCCGTTGGCGCCGGTCAGGTTGTTCAACTGCGTCTGGATGCCGCGATAGCCATTGAGGCCGCTTTGGTAGGCGTCCATTGCGCCACCGTACCCACCCAGTGCTCTGCCGCCGGCATCCATGTATGGCTGCAGCAGGGAGCGGATCTTGTCGAACTCGCGCTGCTGCTCAGCGATACCTGCGGCCGATGCGCCGGCCTGTGTATCTGCGGCGCTCTGTGCAGCGTTGCTTGAAATCATGGCGCCGCCGATGGCGCCCACACCTGCCGCAATCCCGCCGATGGCGGCGCCGGAAAGTCCGAAGGCCATGGCTATTGCTCCAAGCGGTTGTTGATCGCCTGCATGTTGTCAGGGCCGCCGATCAGTTCGCTGGCCTTCGACTCGGTGAGCTGCTCTACGAGCTTGACTGGGTCCGTTTCCGTCGTCGGAAAGAAGTTCGTCCAGACCGAATCCTCAAGCGCATAGGCGGCGTTCTTTTGGCCAGGCTTGACGGTGAGCGTGTGCGGAGCGGCTATCTCAACAACACCGTTTTCGGTGACGAGCAAAAGGCGCCCAGCAGACAAGACAGCAAGATTTTCTGTTTTGTGAACTGCACCCGTGAGGACGTAGCCCTTGCGGATGGTGATCTCGCGCGCGTACAGGCCGGGCGCGAAGTAATGGCGAATCGGAAATTCGACCGGCGGTTGCCTCTGAATCTCGCGCTCAAGCGCAAGCACCTGCTCACGCGTGATGGGCACGAGAGGCGTCTGATCTGCGGATGGCGAGGTGATTTGCATGCGCGTCGAGTCGGTTGGTTGCGGCATGCCTGGGCACACCAACAAAGGACTCGCGTCGCACTGCTTGGGTGAAATCGCCCGATACGCGGCTACGGGTGATCATTTGTTGCGCTGAACACTACATCAAACGAATATGAATTTCAATAAATTGCGCTACCACGCAGGAATATATCGCGTTGTCCCGTTGTCGTTGATTGGGATCCACTTCGTGGGATTTCCTGCGGTCGGACCATTGGTCAGCGTCGCGGTTTGTGCGGCTGCGCCATTGGACAGTGCGACCGACGTGCGCATCAGATTTGTGTCGCCGGACGTAAAGGTGCCGGCAACTTGCGTGTTGCCGGTGTCGCCGACCGTCATCAGGACGGCACTGTAGGCATTGTTGATCAACTGCCAATTTCCGCCCTGCGCGCGCATGTACTTCGTGGGCGTTGTTGCCCCGTTTCCCGTCAGCTTGATATTTGCGCCGTTCGCGTCGCTCGCAGCATTCACAAAAATGGTGCTTGTACCTGCGCCGGGCTCATTGACGGTCAACGCAGTGAACGTGCCTGCGGCAGCTGTTCCACCGCCAACCGTCGTCGCATCGATACTGCCACCGGTCACGGCAACGGCATTCGCATTCTGCGTCGCCATCGTGCCCAAGCCGAGGTTCGTGCGAGCAGTCGATGCATTAGCTACATCTGATAGGTTGTTTGAGGCTTGCAAGTAGACCGACTGCGCATCGAAGGTATAGGCCCCAGCGCCTGTGCGACGTAGTAGCCCTGTGGCAGAAAATCCCGTGATATTGTCCAGGGCCGTTCCTGACGCAATGCCAGTGCCGATGCCGCCATTTGCCACCGAGACCGGCGTCTGTAGGTTGATCGTCACGTTGCCAGTAGCGCTGCTGACATTGATCCCAGTCCCAGCGAGGATGGAATTCACGGTCGCCTGAAAAGAAGGATCCAGCGCCGCACCATTGCTCGTCAGGACCTGGCCGACCGCGCCGGGCGCCACGAAATTTAGTGGACTTGTGCCGTTGCCGATCGGGACATTGTGCGCTGGCGCCATTGATACCCCGGTACCACCATTCGGCACCGAGACGGGCACCATCAGCGCAACCGTGATGGAACCTGCGCCGAAAGTCACAGACAAACCCGTTCCAGCGCCAAGCGCGACTGCATTCGGCGTGTTCGGGTCGAGCGCTTTAACGATATAGGCAATCTGCGAAAGCGCTTGTGCCAGCGCACTCGTGTTATCGACGAAACCTGGAATGGTTATCGTCAAGTCTTGGGTCATCGCCTCCAAGCGCCGCACGGCGGATTGATTCTGCCCGAATGATTCGGCAAGCTCCTTGCGGTTCGCTGGAGACGTAACGATCTTGATGGTTGGCGCCGTCATGCTGCGAGCGGATCTCCGTCCGCCTGGAGTGCCGCGAATGAGATTGGCGCAGCGTTGAAGCCTGAGAACCTATAGCCGCGGAAGTTGCGGAAGAAGTGTTTCGGGCGCCATTGCGCGCGCTGGCGAGTATTCCCCTGCGCTCCCATCGAAATGTAGCGCGGCGTGCTCCAAATGCTGCCGTCGGAGGTGTATTGCATGCTCATCGTGTCCTTCTCGCCGAGCGCTGCATGCCCGAAGGTGCCGATCAGTTCCATCGAGTTGACTACGAATCCATGCCCTTGGTTGTGGGCGAAGATCGTGTCGAACTGCCAGCGGGCATTCGCCCCGTACTGCGTGGCCGTCGTCGAATCGAGGAAGCCTATACGCTGATCGAGCTTGTCGCCAAACAGGAATTTCCCGTAGCAGTAGACCGGGTGACAGGCGCGCCACGCGCCATTGCCGTCGGCGCTGGAATCGAGCATGAACCAGATCGGCTGCTGCGCGGCCTGCGAGCCGGCCACGTCGTAGACCAGGGTGTAATCCTGGAGCTGAAGATAGATGAACTGCTGTTCCTTCTCGGCGCGGTACTCCAGCGTGGAGCCGTAGAGCTGGAACTCACTGTATTGGCCGAGCAGCATCTCCACCTCGCGCGTGGCGATCTTGGTGGCGACACCCAGCCCCACGGATAGCCAGACGCTTGGGGCTTCCCCTTCGGCGCCCCCAACGAAGGCGAAACCCTGGCTTGTCAGGGTTTTGGCCGCAGGCCCGATCACACCTTTCTGGATGGTTGCGCCGGGGTTCTCTGTAAAGGGAAAGCCCGTCCCTCCCACGTTATCGAACACCGCAATGGTGTAGCGATTGCACATGTACAGCTCGTTGCGGAACTTCAGCAGCGCGTTAAGTGGGTCGCCTGAGTTGCTGTCATTTCCGAAGAGCTGCGAGTTGAATGTGAACTGGTTGGCGAGCTGGGTGACGTAGCAGGTCGTGCCATCGCAGAGCGCGAAATAGCCGGCGATCCAGAGCAGATCGATCGGCTTTCCGACATTCGGGTCGGTGCACTGCTGCAGCTTTGGGGCCGGCAGCGTAACGCCCGCCGTGGGCGTTTGGATCGTGTAGAACCACAGTGTCTTCGCGCTGATGATGCCGATGCCTTGGTTCGTGTAGCCGCGTGCCATCGCGACAGGGTTGCCGTCATCGGGGAGCTGCCCGAGCACCGTGATAGCGCCGGTCTGGCTTACCGATACGAAGTTCGTGCCGATCACGCGATAGCACGTTCCCTGCCAGACGATGGCGCCTCGATCGTGGCCAGATAGCACCGGGGCATTCACATCGAAGCGAGTCAGGCCCTCCGCCGAACGCAGAAACATCTTGCTGATGCCGGTGTTCTTGATGACCGGCACCAGGTTGCGCGGGTATGAGGTCCTGAACTCAGCACCGACGTCAGTGTAGGTTCCGGAGGCCAGCGGGATCTGCGGCATGCTATGCGGCGGCGCTTTGGAAGCCTTCGCCAGGCGTCACGTAGACGGTGCCGCTCTTCGTGGCATCTGCGATCAGCGACATCGAGCCGTAGACGTCGGCCTTCGTGACTACCTCCGACGAATTTGGGCCGATCGGATAGTCGCCCGGCGTGCCCACGATCGGAGCGGCGGCGGCAGTGGCCGGAACACCGGAGAACCGGATGTACACCGGGAAGGCGTTCGGATTGAGCACGCGCACCTGCTTGGAGTTGGCATCAATGCCGATCACCGTGTTGGCGCTTGTTACAGCGACGGCCTGCGTCTGGCCTTGCGCGGGGGAAAACGGTTGGTTGAGCATGCTTCAAACTCCGTCGAGCGGCAGCACGATTAGGCTCGCGCGGCTGATGGAAAGGGTCGTCGCAGCGTCTGCCGATGCAACGAGCTGGATGACGTCGCCCAGGTTGATTTGGGCGTTCACGTTGTTCGGGTTCTGCAAGATGCCCGAGAACGTGTAGCACTGGTTCGCCCCGGTACCGGTTTGGATCGCCTCAAACTCGGATGTAAAGAGCGAGCCTCCGACAGGCCCTGTCTGCATCTGCAGCGTGAGCACGCGCGGCGACGGCAGCGAGCCCACGAGCGACACCCAGAACTGGCACGCTTTGATCGCGCGCGTGGCCTGCAGGAGGCCCGTGGTCACGTTCTGCGTGAGGGACTGGCCGCCAGCATTCAGCACCGTGTTGCCGTTCGCGTCATAGGGAGCAACGATGGCCGGCGTGGTGGTGAGCGCGAGGTTCTCGGCTTGCGTGCGGCGCAGCGCGTAGAGCGAGCCAGCCAGCAGTAGGCCACCAGTCGAGAATACGAAGGCCGACTGAAAGAGCGCCAGCAGCTGAGAGAGAGACGCCTGCCGCGGCTGCCCGTTGCCTGTGGCCCAAACCGCGATAAGGTCGGAGACGCTGAGCTGCGAGTCTTGGGTGAGCTGATTGATGTTCATGAGCGGTCCTTAATTGCTGTCGGGCCACGGATCGCCGCTCGGTTCGAGCAGCGCATCGGTCGTTGTCGTGACGCGGTCAACCGGCGCGAAGAACTGCTGATTCTTCGTGTTGCGGCGGTTGCCGGTGCCAATCGGCATTTGACGCGGCATCTGCATCTGCGGGATCGACTGCTGGGTGACGAGGCAGAGCGTGCGATAGCCCTCGGTAGCGGCGCGGATGGTGTCGACGTGCAGCTGCTTGCCGATCGTCGACGCCAAGCGCCGCGCGAGGTTCGCGTAGAACGCTTCCTCGGCCCAGTCAGGGATGCCGACAGCGTCATTGAGCGTCGCGCTGCCGCCGGCCAGGTTATAGCCAACCCGGATACCTCGGGCGTCCCAGCCGGCCGCCATACGCTCCAACCGTATGAGCGCGCCCGTGCGCTCCTCCGGCGTCAGATCGAAGACGTACCCGGCGAGCGCGATTTCCTCGTAGGCGGCATTGACGAGATCGCCCTTGGTGGTCATGGCTATTTCTCAGCAGCTGCCGGCTTGTCGGACTTGTCCGTCGCCTTCTTCGTGCTCGCCCCCGCGCGTTCCAGCTCGGCGAGACGGCGTTCCAGATCGTCCTGCATGGCCGCGAGACGCTTTTCGCGTGCATCCAGAGCGGCACTACGCTCAGCCTCCTCTGCAGCACGCTCCTGGGCGACGCGGCGCTCGGCTTCCTGAACAGACTCGCCGTTACCGGCTTCCGCTGGCGTCATGAACCAGCCCTGCGCGAGGTGATCATCGACCTGGTGCTCGTCGACGATGATCCAGTCGACATGCACGCCATGGATGCGTTCTTGGGTGCCCTTGCGATAAAGCATCGTGGGCGATTTCATCGGGACCATTGTGTGGTTCTCCAGAAGGGGAAAAGCCGCCCCGAAGGGCGGCCAGAGGGTTACCGCGGAACGAAGCTCATCGTCGGAGCAGCCGAATAGGTGACGATCACCTGATCGCCGGCCGAGACCGGGATCGTGGCCGGCGAAGCTGCGGCGATGGTGATCGTCGTCGCGCCTCGCTTGAGCTGGATGTTCGACACCGTGCCGCCCGTGACGACGACCGTGCCGGCCGCCGGCGCCGTGTAGGTGAACGGCGATGCGCCCG